GATTGAAGGTTCTATTAGTATTAGCAGAAGTCATTGTTACTCCTGTAGTTATAGATAATATGTCTTCAAATACATTATTTATATTACCTCCTCCTTCTTGAATTATTGGGTTTGTTTTTTGAAGAGATTGTTGATTTGTAATAAAAGAAATTCCTTCTCCTGTTGCAAAAAATCTACTCATCCTTATAGTATCGTATGCTGCTCTTTTTTGTGCATTTAGAATTCCTCCCCTTATAAACCCATCAGGTGAATCATCTAAATATAATATAGAATTTTCAGGTTCTTGATTTACTCCTGGTAATATTTGTGGAATTAAAGGAGATGGGTTGTCCTGTCTAGAAAGAGGGTTTATGTATCCATAAGATCTTTGGTTAAAAATTTTAGTATCAAACACAGAAGTACTTGAACCATAATTAAAACCACCAGTGTCGGCGGAAGTATTATGGTTGGGGTATGCTACTAACCCTTGGGTTAAGTCTGCTACTAATTTTTTTAAGGCCATTTTATTTTAGTTTGGCATATTATTTACATATTGTCCAGGTGTTGCACCATTATTATTATCTTGAAAAGGTGAACTTTGTGATCCTCCTGGAACAACAGCTAGACTACTAAGGTGTGCTTGTGATGCTACATCTGTTGCTTTTTGAAATTGTGGTCCTGGTTCTCCATCTAAATCTTGAAAAGGTGAACTTTGCGAACCACCAGGTACTTCTTGTAAAGAATCTTTATGTACTTGATCAGCAACATCTGTTGGTCTTTGAAATTGAGGTCCTTGTTCACCATCTAAATCTTGAAATGGTGAATTACTGTCTCCCCCCGGTACTAATCCTAAAGAACTTTGATGTGCTTGATCTGCTACGTCTAATTCTCTTTGAAAAGCAGGTGGTTGTTCGCCATTATAATCTTGAAAAGGTGAATTTTGTGAACCACCAGGTACTTCTTGTAAAGAATCTATGTGAGCTTGTGAAGCTGCATCTGTTCCTTTTTGGAATTCTGTTGGTTTGAAATTTTCCATATCACCTAAGGTTCCTCCTTCATTACCAAATCCTCCTAGTAAATCTAAATTTGATTTTAAATCTTTTAATCCCATAGTTATTTTATTTTATTATAAATATATTTTATTTTAATTTTATGAAAAGCCTTTATCTACACTTCCATATTTTAAATCTGCGGTTGCTTTATTACCTAAATTTTCATTACCTTTACTCCATATAGATTCAGATCCTGTTCTTTTTGCTACTTCTGCATTCATAGCTATGTTTTGTTTTAATAATTCATTTGTTTCTGTCATATTTACAACAGGTGCTTGTGTTGTTGATTTTATTCCTCCTCTAGGATCATTTGTTGAAGCTGTAATAAAATCATTATCATTAAGAGATACTGTTCCTTCAGGCATTGATAACATTCTTTTTCCATATCCTGGAGATACAACATCATCCCCCTTACTAAATTTAGATACTAAAGATGCTCCTATAGCTCCTGCTATTCCCCCTAATATAAAGGGTAAAACAATACTTAAAGGAAAGGGTGCTTTTGCTCCCGCACTAAACATACCTAATACAAATTGACCTGCTTGTCTTAATAAACCAAATACTCCTTTTCTATTACTTGCTGATTGTAAACCTATTTCTGTTCCTTTTAATGTATTGTAAATTCCTTGTATAACATTTTTACCTACAAGTAAACCTTTTCCTATTCCATCTTTTATATTTCCAATACCTTTTTGTACATTTTGTTTTATTAAGGTACCTAATCCTGCATTTAAATAAAAATTATTTAATTTTGTAGTATTACCCTCTGTGGCAGCTAAAGCTGTTAGTCTTCCTCTTGCTCTTATTGCTGCTTGTTTATTTATTAATCCTATTTTTTCAGCCACATTAATTCCTAGTTGTTGGAGTTTTATGCCCTTCATAAATAACATTATCTTTTTTGTATATCCAAAGGCATCAAATAATATTTTACCAAAAATTGCTCCCTTAACAGCGAGATCCATCAAACCTCCTTGCCCTAATCCTAAAAACTTTATTATACTTCCCACAGTACTTAATATACTACCAAATACATCTAAAATTCCTGCTAAAGGGCCCCCCATTATATCAGTAAATATTCCTTTTAATTTTTCAACAGCATCATTAAAATCTTCTTGTGCACTTCTAGCTTCTAATTGTTTAGCTAAATCTTCATCACCTGCTAATCTGGCTTCTTGGGCTAAAGCTTCAATGTTTTCGTTTTTAAGTAAAACATCAGATAATTCATTAGCAGTCATTCCAACAGATTTTGCTAATGCTTCTTGTTGTAAAACATTCATTTTAGTAAAATCACCAAAATCACCAATGTTTTTATTGATTTCTTTAGTTAAGGTTTCATAATCACCCGTTAATGCAGCTAATCTTGCTCTTTCTAAATTAATTTGTTTACCTATTAATAATTCTGCTTCTAACTCATTACTAATAGATGTTTCAAAGTTTAATAATTGAGCTCCTGCTGCAGCAACCCCTTCTAAAGTCATTCCAAATTGTTTAGCAACTGTAATAGCTGAAGCTATTTTTGTTACATTTCCATCTAATTGAGCTGCTATTTGGCCATTTATTTTACCCGCTTCGTCTAATGTTTTATTTATGTCTACTCTAAGACCTTTTTCTTGTTCTGCATTTACTACTGCTCGTCTAGTTTCTTTAGTGATTACTGCTGCATTTTTACCAGACATATTTGCAAATCTTGCAAAGTTAGCTTGTGATTCAGCTGACATGTCTGTTAGTTTTCCTAACTTAGCCATTTCAGATACAATATCATCTCTTAATATAGTAGAAGTTGTACCAAATGATTTATTTAATTCAGTTATTGTTTTAAGAACATCTTTTGATTGTATAGCAGTATTACCTGTTTCACTTGCTATTTTTGATGCTTCATTTCTTAAACCTAATGCTTCTTTTCTAGATATACCAAAACTATTTCTAATGTCTGCTAGTTCTTGACTAAAGTCTAATCCTATTTTTAATAGTACTAAAGGATCTAACATATTTTTTCCTATAGCTTTACCTATTTCTGAAATTTGTATTCCAAGACCTTGGAATTTACCTGCTGTGCCTTCTAAAAGTTTACCTTCTTTTTCTAAAAGAGCTAATCTTGCTCTTGTATTTGAATTAATTTCTTCAAGATTTCCAATAGAACCTCCTGTTAGCTTATCTATTATTTTTAAAGAAGAACCTGTTAAACCAAAAGCACTTTCTATTTTTTCAGCTGCTTTTAATTCTTTATGTAATTCAGCTACTATTTTTTGATTTAAATCTTTATGTTCTTTTAATATTTCACTAACTTCACCTCCCTCTTTTTTAATTTCGTTAGCTAATTTAGCTTGTATTTTTTGTGCTTTTTCTATTTCTTTTTGAATATCATTTGACTTTCTTGAAAGACTTAATCTTTCATTTTCATTAGCCAAAAAATCTTGAGCATAACTAACCATTTGTTTAGCTATATTTAGCTGAGCTTTTTGTTCTGTTGTGTTTTTTTGATTTATACCTAAGGATTGATTAAGAGCATCTAATTGATCTCTTGCAATTCTTAAATCTTCTTTATCTGGTCCTTGTCCGTTACTCATAATATAATGTTATTCATGTATAAATATGAAAAAAGAAAAGGCATCCATGATGCCTCTACTTAAAAGTTGTATGTTGATGATGGATTAATATTAGGTCCTAAAACCTTCTTATCATCCCCCACTTGTTCATTTCCTTGAGCTTTTCTTTGCTCCTTATTTTGTTTTTCCACATGTTCATTAATCTTGGTAATGTGAAATCGTCTTAGCCAAACAGGCATGTTGTATACTTCTGAATGTATGAATCCACCGCCGCCATGGTACACCAGATCATGCAATTGACCAAATAGGATACTCCTATACTGAGGCGTCAGGCCAAAAAAATCCGACACCAATAGGAATTGTTACATCTTCGATAACTGCCCCATCGTCAAAAGTTAAATCGAATGTTAGATCAATGTCAGGCATGATATTGTCTAAATATACTCTAAATGCTCTAGAATCTCTTGCTAAAAAACTGTTGTCAATAAATTCTCTAATTGTTTTTTGTGTACGATCACCATTTACTGATTGTATTACATGTTTTAAACGTGTAGTTAATTCAGGTGATGAATTTTTATTGATTTTTTTAAGTCCTTTTAATTCTTGTTCAATTTTTTTCTCATCAGCTTGTGTTAAAAGTTTAAATGTGATAAACATTTTTGATGTTGGTAATTCAAATTCAAATTCATTTTTACCATTTACCATTTTACTTTCATCAATTAATTTATCTTCAGCTTCTGTTAAGTCAATTGTAAGTTCTTCTTCTACACCTGTGTCAGGGTGTGGATATTTAAAAGTATAATCTTGACCGTATCCTAAAATACGAGCTGCGACTAATACAGCATTTTTATCTCCTATTAATAGATCTTCAACTTTAGTCATATCTACAATTAATGATTGAAGTAATTTATCAATTACTGTACCATTTTTTATGTAGTTTTGATTAGTTAAAATGTCTTCTTCCTTAGCAGTCATATATTTCATTGTGATTTTACCTGATCTTAAAGGAGATCCTTCAGGATAAAGTAAACCTTTTGAAGGTAATGTAACTTCTTCGGTAGGAAAAGAATACTGTGGTTGTGTTGGTTGTACTGGTTGTACTGGTTGTTGTGTTTGTTCCATAACGTTATTTATTTATTAAAACTAGTTCAGATATACATATATAAAGAAACAAAAAAAGCGCCAAATTAGGCGCTTTCTTTCTATATAATTTATTACTGTTAGTAATTTAAGATGGCGTAATCCATTCTAATAGTGATTGAAATATTTGCTGGTGTGTCAGAACTCCAATCAAATTCTCCAAAGTTTGCTTGTGAACAATAAGCTCCTTTACAAATCCATTCTTCAACAACATCACCTACTGGACCTAATGCGTTAAATCTAATGTCTTTTTTATAGAAATCAGAATAACCATCTCTACCTGTAACTGACTCGTGTGACAAACGAACCCATTCCATTACTGCTTGAGCACCTGATGGTGTTACTGGATCATAAAGTTCAGCTGTGATGTTTTGCCAGTCAGCTTTTCCTTTGATTTTTCTTTTCACGTTAATGTGATCAAGAGTTACTTCTCCAAATTGGATGTTTGGTCTACCAACTTTTTTTACTAAAAATGCTGGAATTCCATCGATGAACATTACAAACCTGTTTTGCAACTTAGGTTCGAATGCTGTGTACATCATGTCGTTTGTGTTTAATATTGCCATCTTTTTATATTGTTTTTATTGTTCTATTATAAATATATTACTTTTAAACTTTTTATGCAGGGAATGTTGCTCCTGTTGGTAAAATGTTAAAGTCAAGTACTATAAATTCAGCTGTTTTAGTTGGTTGTAAATAAATTGCACCAATTAATCTATTTCTATCGATTTCTGTTGGTGTATTATTTGTCTCATCCATAATTACTCTAAATGCAAATAATCCTTGTCTTTGTTGTACTGATTCTAAATATGGGTTAACAATATTTAAGAATCTATTTCTTGTTTGAATTGTATTTTGTTCAAATACTAAGTACTTAGAAGAACTTGCGATAAATTTCTTAAGTGTAATTAATAATCTACGAACATTAATTCTATCTAATGCTGTTGGTCTTACTTGAAGTGTTTTTTGTCCCCAAATACAAACTCCAGTTGCTGGGAATGTTGCTATTGGATTTACTCTTCCTTCATATAAGCTATCTCTTTCAGCTTGATTTAATCTATTTTTAGCTTCTAATACAGTTCCTAATACTCCTCTATTTAAACCTGCTGGTGCAAACCATTCAGCTCCAATTCGATCTGACGCAGCAATTGCTGCAGGCACTATAACTGATGGAGGAACAAAAATCGGTTTATTACGCGAAGTGTCTAGCACTTTTACCCATGGATAATATACAGCAGCATAATTACTGTCTAACCCATTTGCTTGATTAACAGCACTTGCTACTGTTGCTTCTTCAATTGCTAAATCCATTACATAAAATGCATCACCTCTGTCTTCTGCCATCACTGTTGCAGCATCTGTTACTGAAGCATGTAATTGTTTTACTACTCCAGGTAATACTAACATATTAATATCATATTCATCTTGATTTGACAATATGTCTAATGCTTTTTTATATCCATCATATCCTACAGCACTTGTTGAACTTAAATCAAAACCAAATGCATTATTAGCTGCTAAATTTGCTCCTGAGAATCTGATTTTTGCTGGATCAATACCATCTAAACCTCCTTGGAAGGGTACTGTAAATTTAAGATCTGCTGCTCTTGGTCCTCCATCTCCAGTTAATGAAACTGAAGCACTTAATGAACCACCATGTCCTGTTGATCCTTCTTCTGCTGCAAAATTACTTGATGCACTTGTATGCATAAAGCAATTATCTACATTAAATTTAGCTCCTTTATTTGTAGTTGAAGCTCCCCCAGCTGATGTTTGTACTGGAGTTGATTTAATCCAATTTGAATTATTTATATTTGTAAAGTCCCAACCTAAATAAGCTTTTAAGTTATAATTTCCTCCTATCAATTGTTGAGAAGATGAAACATATTTTGGCATTAAATATTCTACCTCATTCTGCGATGCAGGAGAAATAGTATCTAATACTGGTTGGAATCCTCTTGGTTCTAGTTTTGGAGAATAAGATCCTTCATTAACCCCTTCTGTTACTTCAACTCTTACAAATTCTGAAATGTTAGGATAATCTCCTTTTGTCATTACTTTTCCAAAATCATTACTATATTCTTGATATCTATCTCCTATTCTTCTTGAAATAAAATTAGGTGAATTTGGATCTAAATTACAATTACTAAATTCTTCTAAAATAATTGGTGATTTATCTGTATCACCATATTTTCTAATTTGTATTGTGAATGATGAATATTGTTCTATACCATCAATATCTGGATTATCTCTTAAATTAACTACTGAAACTTTATATTCTGAATTTGTATTATCTCCATCTGCTATTGTGTGGAATTTAAATAGATCTGTTGTTGTTTTGTTAGCATCTAAAAATCCTGATGTAATCATTGGTGTTTTTGCATGATCATACCCTTCAACAAATGAACTTGTAAATACAGATGCTATTGAACCTGTTATTAATTGTATACTTTCTGAAGGTGATAATACGTCTGCTGTAGTGGGGTCTATAAAACTATCAAACTGAATGTAAGAAAATGCTGGTTTTCCACCTAACCATGAATTAGCACCACTTTTATTATTATTAGCATCTGAACCTAATGTTTTAGTTACATAAGAACTATTTGTTGAATCAAATGAAGTACTAATATTAGTTTCTGTTACACTACCTCCTAACAATTTTAATGTAACTACATCTCCATATAAAGCTGCACCATTATCCGTAGAATCTACTATTGTAGAACCACTTAAACTTATTGATGAAGGAGTAACTTCTACACCTGATGTAGCTTGTCTTGATGGTACAAGTACACCTATAATTTCTTTTTTAGTTGCATCTGTAGTAACATAAGCAACTGCTCTACCAGCACCACCATACGTGTAACCTCCACCTGCTAATACTCTAACTACCGTTACTACCCCAGCATTTCGTAAATATTCTTTTACTGCAAAAGGTACATATGTTTCTGGATGTTGATCTCCGAATTTTCTAATGAAATCTTGGAATCCATTTCTTATTAATGTTGGTACAAAAGCTGGTCCTTTTTGAGTTGGTCCAACAAATGCTGCGCCAATAGCGCCTACTCCTTGTGGTAAAAACGAGAGATCATTTTCTCTTGTAAATACACCTGGTGAAATAATAGTTTCTGCCATCTTATTGTAATTTTATTTTGTTAAGTTCAATGTTGCTATTCCTATATAAATATAAGGAAAAATCGCAAACCAAAACTGGTATAGGCGACCTTTTTTTGGGTCACCTATAAATATAAATTATATATTAAAAAATAAAGTTTTATTCAGCTTTTTCTGCTACTTCTGGAGTAGTTTCTGGAGTAAATTCTCCTGTGTCTATGTTTAAAGAACCTTTACCATACTTTTCAGTAAGTAATTTTGCTAATTCATTTTCTTTAGTACGTGTGTCTGCTAAAGTTGTTTTTAGTTGTTCTTCTTGACCATCTAAACCTAATCTAGATAATGATAATTGACCAAAAGCTAGTGTAATTTGGTTATAAGTTCCTTGAAGTTCTTGAAGTGATTTTAATTCTTCTTCTGTAAATTTAATTGCGTTTGCCATAACTTAAAATGTGTTAAAATTTGTTTTTATTATTAATTATTTATTAATCGGATATACATATATGTAAAAAATAAAAACCTAAATTTTTATTTTACCACTTACTATTTTATATTTTCCTGAATTGAAAAATACATAAGGTGGGGTTACTGCGGCGGCTGTATAATTTATTGCAATTGTACCACCAAAATTTACTCCACAAGCTAAATCGCCATCTCCTTCTAATGGTTCTGCTGTGTTATTAACATCATCTTCTAATAATAAAGCTACATCAAAATCATCTTCATTTTCAATTTGGGCTATAGCTGTAGCATTTAAAGTTATAGTATTTACATTTGTAGTCCACGTTGTAAGACTACTGTATAATGTATTTACATCAGCGTTATTAAAATCATCACCACTAGCTAAAATAGGAGTTGAATGCGTACTTTTTACAGCATAAACTTTAGCGTCTGCATTTGTGTCCCCAGGAATAGATAAAGTTACTGCTCCTGTTGTTCCTGTGATTCCTGATGTGTCAAAATTAAGAAAAGTTCTACTATATCTAAAAGTTCCTCCACCTCTACCTGAAGATTGAAAGTATTGTATTGCGTTTGGTTGAGCTCCTCCTGTACTTACTACTGTTCCTGATGCTTGTGCATGGGCATTTTGAGCACTAGAACCTACATCCCCTTGTATAAAATATCCTACGTTTAATGCTTGAGTTGCCATTTAAAATTGTTTTTTAGGTAAATAATAAGTTGTATTATTAAAATAACTATTTGTTGGTGGGTCAATATTTATAGCTTGATAAGTTATATTAGGTATATTGTAAAAATTAGTTTCATCAGTATTATTATTCCACCAAGTTACTTTGGCATTTGGTTTTGTTAAAGCACTTAAAGATGAACTAAAATTTTTCATATTTTCATCACCAAAAGTATCATAAAATATACCGTCGTATGTTGACAAAGAATCTTTAACATCATACCAACTACCTGTTATTATATTTACATTAGATTTATTTAAAGCCCATGCCTGAGCTTTGGGTATTATGTCAGGATGATTTTCTATTATAGTGTGCGTTGAAATTGAATGTGAATATATATGACCTGCTGATATTCCCATCCCAAATCCTATTTCTAAAATGTCTCCTCCATTTTCACACACATAAGCTGCTGAAGCTGACATTAAGGGATCTTCCCAATCCATCATAACTTCAAAGTTTCCACCAAAAGATGTGTCTGTATAATATATTGTATTTTCTAAGAACTTTAAGGTTTTACTTATATAACCCATTATATTATTTGTATATTATTAGCCTTTAAGTTTATTTACTTCAACAACAAGTTCATCTATTTTTTCTTTTAAAAGTTTAATAGTCAATACCTCTTCTATCTCATCATTTTTAAGAAATTTTTCTTCTGCTGCGTATGAACCTGAAGCTATTGTTTCTGTTATTGTTTTTATATCTGACATTTTATCTTGCTATTATAGTTATGTTCATTAAACCTCTTGCATTTTTAGCATCTGTAGCGTCTTCAGATCCTACACCTACATATATCAGTGTTCCTTTATCTAGATCTGCTGTGTAAGTGATATCATTTGTAACGTATCTTTGTGAAGTTCCAAATACTACTCCTGAACTATTCGCTACTTTGGTTAAGGTTAAATTTGTATTACTATCATTAGATCTTGTTCCTGTATAAATAACTACAGTAAAATCATCTCCTGCCCCTAATGCTGGTCTTAAAGAACATTGTACTTCTATTTTAGATATGTCAAAAGGTAATATATAACCCCAATTCATATCATCTTCAGCTATAGTAAGATTATTTGATGTTATAGCTCCTCCTACTGCTTGTGGATCATTCCAGTTGTTTGGGCTATTTCCTAAGGAATTACCTAAGTAAACTGAATTTTGAACCATTGGGTTAGCGTTAACATAAAAAGCCATAGATCTTAAAATATGTTTTGTTCCTTGGAATGCAGAACCCGTTATAGGACCTCCTACTTCTAAACTTGTACCTACTGAAGTGTCTCCTGTTAATACAGAAAAAGAACCTGATATTGCTTCAACTTGAGTTTGAGCTCCACTTGCACTAATATTACCATTTACTGTTAAAGCTTCTCCCGGTGAATCAGTTCCTATACCTAATTTTGCGCTTGTTCCGTTTATGTAAGAATTACCTGTTGCTCTAATATCAACTTTAATATTGGCATTGTCTCTTAATACCATTCTACCTATATGTGCATTAGCACTAGAACCTATTCTTGCAAGAGATGCTATACCATTACCATCAGCATCTAATAATTTAATAATAGCATCATCATCTGTATTGTCAGCTATAATTGAGTTTGCTGTAATATTACCACTTGCACTTATATTACTTGAAGCAGTTACGGCACCAGAAAAAGTTGCTCCGCCCCCAACATGATGTATTTTTAACTTACCTTGAAAGAGGTTTAAATCGTTACCATCTTTATCAATATACTCTGCATTTCCAATTCTAATTTTACCATCATTAGCTAAATTAAGATTTGTATCATATACTGTACCAGTTCCGATAGTCATCGAAGCTGCTCGTATATTACCAGAAGCTGTTATATGATTAAATGTGGCGTCAGATCCGCTGACTATTACTTTTTTCCAATTTGGCATATTCTATTTTATTACGGTTGGTTACTCAATATGAGCCCACTTCCCAATGAAGGGCCAATAATTTATTATAAATATTAAAAAAATATTATTTCTTAATTTTTTGTAGTTCTTTATTTTTTTTATTTATTGATTTTTGAATTTCTTTATCTATTTTATTTTGTAATATAGATAGTGATGTAGCATCTTTACCTTGTATTGTTACTATATCTAGACCTGTTCTTATAACGGTCCATTCTTCTGGTGAAAACATAACTTTTATTTTAATTTATTATAATGTTTTTGTAAT